AATTGTTATTTTTATGGTTTGCGCCAACGGCGTACACCATGTGATTGCTAAGTGATGATGTTATTCTCGAATCTGTTAACCAGTTCATTCATCATCTCCAAAATTATCAGCATCGCTTTCGATGAAAATCACACTGCGTTTGTCCCTTCTTTCTTCTATCGAGCACCAAATGTCTAATTCAACAGGAAAGCAGCATCTGGAATCATAAGTTTTAAATGCACAATTTCTGCATCCATCTTGCTCAACTGCTATATACCAAACTCCGTTTTGCTTGAATTTATTTTCAGTGTTATCCATGATTATTCAAACCTTATTGTTGAGCCTTTAAATGCTCCGCCACACACCGCTCCTTTCACGTATTTACCAGATGGAGATTTTGCGGTGAATGAAGTTGCATATTGATCATCTCTTCCGCACATAAAGTAGGCATAATCGCCAATCTTTATTTCTGTATACCCATTCTCAGACAATACCTGCTCTGATTTTATTGGGTCTGTGCATCCAGCTAATGAAAAACATAAAAATAAAAATGCTAACTTTTTCATACTATTCTCCAAGCGCTATGAATTCAGAGACCTTCATTTCAAGAACCTTGCAGATTGCTTGAAGCGTTGTTGTTGAGCACTGGCCAACTCTTGACATGTAACTGAGTGTTACCGCCCCAAGCCCAGAAAGTTCTCCAAGCTGCTTCTGTGTAAGGCCGCGCATTGCTATTGCCACTTTAAGTGATTTACTAAGATTCATTTCATTCTCCTTTGTTGGTGTTATTTGATAATAAGCTATGAATATTTATAATTCAATAGTTGATTTATTGTTTTTTGTGATTTATAGTTAGCGAACACTAACAAGGAGTAAAAGCAATGAGCAACCACCTAACAATAGAGAATGTCGTCTCTTCAGTTGAGCAAGAATGCACAAAGTTAATATCTCGTCATAATGATGTTGATTTCGGTGCTGAGGCAAACTATGCAATGCAGTTGCTGTATGCGAATGACTTTGCATTAAAGATCGCGCTTGGCAATCCAGTGTCAGTTCAGAACGCTTTGCGTAATGCATCAGCTATCGGGATCAGCCTTAATCCGGCAAACAAACACGCATATCTTGTCCCGCGAAAGGGTTCAATATGCCTCGATATTTCTTACATGGGACTCCTTCACCTGGCGATGTCTACCGGGTCGATCGAGTTTGGGCAGGCAAAGCTGGTTTATGAAAAAGACACCTATGAGAATGTCGGTATCGACAAGCCACCAATTCATAAATCAAATACATTCGGTGATCGCGGAAATCTGGTAGGCGTTTATTGTGTCGTGCGAACCAATACTAGCGCTTATCTCACAGAAGAAATGACGATTGATGAAGTGAATCAGATCAAGAACAGATCTGAGTCAGCAAAGAAAGGTAATGGCCCTTGGATCACTGACTATTTCGAGATGGTACGAAAAACGGTTATCAAGCGGGCGTCGAAGTATTGGCCGAAGGTTGATCGCCTGAATACGGCAATTGACTTGCTAAACACAGAAGGCGATGAAGGGATTTCATTCAATCACCAGAAGCAAGCAGATCCGGTTGATGTGACTCCAATCAGCAAAGAAGCTGAAATGATGATCCTTGAAACTATCGAGGCGAAAGGGCGCAACGTGATCAAGTTCTGCGAGTATCTGTCTGGAAAATTTCAAATTAAAACAGTTTCAGAATTGACCGCAACAGAGGCGGCATGGTCAATCAAGGCGTTGGAGCAAATCAAATGAGAACATACGAAGATCTGATCCGTGAGCTTGGAACCAAGGCAGATGTAGAGCAAGGTAGCGATGAATGGAGATTCATGCGCCTCGGCGTTGCCAGCGCATCAAAGGCTAAAGAGTTCTTGTCTGGGCGCGACACTGCGACATATCAGACCTATTTATGTGAGAAGGTGGCAGAGATTGCCACCGGAATGCTGTCCGAACAAATAAACTCAAAGGCGTTGTCGTGGGGGAAAGATAACGAGGACACCGCCCGCGCCGCTTATGAATTTGAGACCGGGCATATTATTAAGCAGATCCCGTTCATTTACCGTGACGAATCAAAATACTTTGGGTGCTCGCCAGATGGGATCACGGATGATGCTCATGGGTTGGAATTGAAGTGCCCATTTTCATCAACTGTCTTTGTTCAATTCAAATGCAACGACAAGATAAAAAAAGAATATGAACTTCAATGTCAGTTCAGTATGTGGGTGTCTGGCCGTGAATCGTGGGACTTTGCAAACTACGATCCGAGAATGCGATCTAACCCGCTACATTTTGTTACGATAGAGCGCGACAACAAGATTATGGAGCAATTCGACAGGCGAGCCGATGAATGGATAGCCGATATGTCGCGAATGCTATCAATGCTTGGTGTGAGCTATGGAGACCAGTTCAAATATGGAGATTATTGATGGGCTGCGAAAAAGACAACGCACTGATAGCGATTATTAAGTCTATCAATCAGGAAGTTAAAAAGCGCATACCTAATGCTACTGAAAAAACGATGTGCAAAAAAGAAAATATGGAAATAGTTTTGCAGATCATCAATAAGCATAAAGAGACAGTAAAACTACTCGGATTTAGCCATCACCAGTTCATTTACCGCATGGGCGTAATGAATGGAGTTTATAAAGATAGAGATTAGTGATCTACATCAAAGTTTTTATTAACTGAATGATTAATAATTAACTAGTCATAAACAAGGAGCAATAAAAATGAGTGAACAACAAAACACAGAATTAGCATTACCAGTAATCACAGAAGATAAATATCCAGCGCTTTACGTGTCTGGCGGCCTAGATAGTTATTATCAAACTATTCGTGAGCAGGTAATGAGCGAAGTCCCAGATCTGACAACAAAGAAAGGAATTGCCAGAGTTAAGTCACTGGCAGCGATGGTATCCAGCAGCAAGGTTGCAGTGGAAAAGCCGGGCCGTGAATATCTTAAGCAACTCAAAGAAATGCCAAAAGTTATCGAGGCTACTTTGCGCGATTGGAATCAGAAAATGGATTCACTACGCGATGAAGTTCGTAAGCCAGTAACCGATATGGAAGATGCAGAAAAGGCCCGCATTGTTGCACTTGAATTGCGAGTAAATGAAATAAAACAGATCGGCGATTCCGTAACGACAGATCTAGATTCATTGGTTCTAGGTGAGTTATTAGAAAGCCTTAACAAGATCTCAATCGATGATTCATTTCAAGAGTTCAAAGAAGTTGCACAACATGCGAAATCAAATGTCGAAAGCAAGCTTCAACAATTCTTATCAGTAAGAGTTCAGTTTGAAGAAGGGCAGAAAGAGCTTGCCCGGTTGCGAGCTGAACAAGAAGAGCGCGACCGCATTCAGCGTGAAAAAGATATCGCCGATCAAGCTCGTCGCGAAGCAGAGCAAAAGGTCATGAAAGAAAAACTGGAGGCGGAACAACGCGAGCGAGCTGCAAAGGATGCTCAGTTAAAGGCTGAACAGGATGCTTATGAGTTGCAACAGAAGCTAGAACAGGAGCGAAAAGACGCATTACTTCGCCAGCAGCAAGCAGTTGAGCAAGCTGCGGAGCGCGAGCGTCAACGTCACATTGAAGAGCAAAATAAAATCAAATATGAAGCTGAACAAGCTCGCATTCAGGAGGAAATTAAAGCGGCTGATATTGCTCACAGAAAAGAAGTAAATAATGAGATTTTGAGTGATTTGATTATTGGAGCAAAAGGAAAAGGAGTAGATCTTCCTGTTGATGTGGCGAAGGGGATAATATTAATGATCGCAACTGGAAAAGTTCGCCACACATCGATCAAATACTAACCAAAGAAATAACCACCGACGCTGATATTATTAAGGCGCTGGAATTAATTGGAGTAACAGAATGACATTAACGTTAAAAGTAAAGCGACTAACCGAAACAGCAAAGCTGCCAACTTATGCGCACGATGGAGATGCGTGCTTTGATTTGTACGCCGATAATGTAACTGAACTGAGTGGCGGAACTATTTTCACTTGCAGTACTGGATTATCAGTTGAAATACAAGAAGGATGCGCACTTATGGTTTACAGCCGATCTGGGCATGGTTTTAAAAACAATATGCGCCTGTCAAATTGCGTTGGAGTCATTGATTCAGGCTATCGCGGTGAATTGATGGTTAAGTTAACCTGCGATCGCCAGATTCAGTACATACCAAAACAAGGCGATCGAGTGGCGCAAGCAATGCTTATAAAGGTTCCGTCTGTGCATATCGAAGAGTCTTTCGAGTTATCAGATAGTGAGCGCGGATAAGGCGGGTTCGGGAGTAGCGGAAAATGACCAAACCATTTGAAACAGAAGACTTTAGCGACATCAAAACACAGCCAATGGATAAGCTGATTAAGCTGCGGGATCGTCGTAAGCAGAACTGGCAGGAAATGCAGCAAGCAGCATGTGATGAGTTTAAGTTGCTGCAGGAAGTAGAAGATGAGATTAAGCAGAGGATTGGATTATGA